ATGTGAACTTGCTGGCGTCGGATGTGAATGCCTGGAACAAAACGGAAGCGGACGCGCGCTATGTAAAACAGAGTGGCGACACGATGATCGGGCCTTTGGCATTGCCGCGCGTGGTCTTCCCTAATGGCAGCACGGTTAACGCCGCCACCGATGTAGATCGCCCTAATGGCTTCACCGTGGAAGGTCTGACCACAACGAATAAGGGATACCCGGTTGTGGGTTCTCTCGGGGTCTTACTGACAGCCAAAGTTAACGAATTTCGTAATGTGCAATTGGCTATTGGGTCGGGCACTACGGAGTTCTTTATTCGCTCCCTGCGCAAGGATGCGACGACCAATGACAAATGGGATCGGGTTTATACCACGTCATACAAGCCGACGATTACTGATGTAGGGGCCGCAGATCATAGTAATAACTTTGCCGCCAGGATGGGGGTTGCCCGTGTTATCACCGGTGCAGAAAAGCCAACATCCCCCGGCGTATGGGGTGTGGAAAATAGCACCTGGGCACCTGTTGCGTGGGGAACGCTGTATGTGACAACCAACGGCACCAATTTAAGCACTGTCCCTGGCAACGGGAAATTTATTCACTATTTGTTTATCGCCCACGGAAGTGCGAACAAGTTCTATGTTGCAACGGATGTAAACGGCGGATTCACTGGTTGGGAAAGCTTTTTACCAAGGAACGGTGGCCAGCTTTCAGGCGTGTTGAAAAGCAGCGCTGAAATTTCCGCGAAATATCTTTCAACGCCGACGGGCGCGCCACCCGAGGGCAGCGGCGCTTTTTCGGCACAACTCGATACGAAAGCCCCGTTCTATCAGGAAAATTATAATTGGGACGTTGCCGAAGGTGGCCGTTATGTCCCGCTGGTTAAAGGTAAAAGCACCCGGATGGGGCAAGGCTACCCCACTGCCGTAAGCTTTGGTTATCTGATGGATGGGAAGGGCAGTTTTGCTAAGCCTTGTATCCATGCGCGAGGTGATAACAACGCGGAAGCCATCTGGCAGTTTGACCCCAACAACAAACAGTTTATTGCGCCAGGCAATCTGATTGCCGGCGGGGCTGTCTACCAGAATGATGGCAATGTGAGCGGCTCTATCTGGGGCGGGTATCTTAGCAACTGGCTGAATCAGAATTTTAATGGCCGCGTTGACTGGGGTACCTACAACCGCGATGTGGGAGCAAGAGCAACCATCGACTTTGTAAACAGCCGTTCAGCCGTCGCCGGTGGCCGCAATGCCTGGTGGTACAAGGACGAAGTGACAGGATTCATTATCCAGGGCGGCGTGGTTAATCGCGCTGATTATGCAACACGCGTCAATTTCCCCCGTGGTTATGCGCGGGAGTGTTTCGGTGTGCAACTGACATTGGCCAGTAGCAACGGGAATTGGTTTGGTGATAGCCGAGTCAATATCCAGGCGCGTGATCTGGATAACAACGGGTTTAATGCAATGATGGACGGTCAGGAACAGGTCGTGTTCTGGCAGTCGGTGGGGGTGTAATGATGAGCTATGGATTTAGCGCAACGACCAAGGCTTTCTATGTGTACGAAGACCAAGAAAGCTATGAGGAAAACGGCAACTGGCCAGCGGACGTAAAGCCCATTAGCGATCAGGTGTGGGAAAAATATTGCATGCAAGGCCCGGCAGGCAAAGAACGCGGCGCTAATAAACGCGGCTTGCCGTGCTGGGTTGATATTCCCCCGCTGGCACGGGAAGCGCAGGCAGACGCCGCCACCTGGCAAAAAGGGCAGTTGCTGGAAAAGGCAGGCAAGGCGATCGCGCCCCTCCAGGATGCTGATGATTTAGGGCTGGCGACGGAAGAAGAAAGGGCGCTTTTGTTGGCCTGGAAAAAATACCGCATTTCCATCAATCGCATCGATGTGGATCAGGGGGATGCGATTACCTGGCCGGAGGTGCCAAATGTGGCGTAAAGCGGTGTTGCGTATGCCTGGCGATATGCAGTCTTTGACGTGTTCAATGGTGCCTGCGCATCCATGGGTTTATGGCGTGGGACGGCAGGAGTCATCCGGTAGCTACCTTAGCCCGGTCAATGCCGTGGATTACCTGGCGGGCAAGTTGGCCGGCCAGGGGGAAGAAATCAGCGCCACCGTTTTTATGCTTTGCGCTAACTCACACGGTGAATTTATGCCGCAGATTGCAGCGTTGGCGGGGGTGTTGCCTTTGCCGGCACTTAACCAGGTGCAACGCATGGCGCAGACTGCCGCCACCCAGGCAATTACCCGGATGCAATTGCCTGGGAAAATGGGGGCGGGTTTGCCGGCGGCGGTGCCGCTTTCGACCGGTGCACAGCGCCTGGCGCTGAATGCGCAGCGGATTGCAGAAGCCAAGGCCGGCGCAGCCATAGGGGCCAGCGTGGACGGCTTACAAGCGGCGCTGGCTGGATTTTCCCAGGCCCGCCAATCTGCCCTGGAAGGAATAAGCCAGGCAATGACCGCGTTACAAGGGAAAAGCGCGCCGGCATGGGCCTTTACGGCGAAAGGGGCCGGTGCCAGTGTGGGGGCCGCGATGAAAAAAGATATTCCCCGGCAGGATGCCGTTTTTACCCTGGCGGTGTTGTTTGTGGGCAAGGATTTGGGGCAACTGGAGGCGATGATCCATGACGATAGTCACGCTGGCGCTTAATGGTGAAGCTATCCCGTTAAAAGGCGTCATGGTCACGCCCATGATGCAATTTCAGGATAAAGACCAGTCTGGGCAGACGTCCAGCACGGCCAACGCCGAACAGGGCATAAAGCCCAAAGAACTGCGCATTTCCGGCGTGATCCCCTTTAGCGAAGCCCCGGTGTTAACGCGCCTGTTTGCCCTGGCGGAGGCAACCGAAGGCGGTAAGCTGAAACGCTACCGTGTGGCCAACCACACCGCCCAGGCCATTAACTTTAGGCTGGCGACGTTCACAGGCTCAATTGATGCGCCAAAGCAGGACGGCAAGCAAGCCTGGCTGGTGACGTTCACCCTACGCGAGCACCTGAGCGTACCGGAAAAGAAAGATGCGCGGGAAGGTAGCAAGACTACCGCCAAAAAGCAGACGCCAGGCGCGAATGGCCAGGTTAACGGGAACGGCGCGGCGGCTGAGGATGAACAAAAATTGAGTTGGTTCGAGCGTAAGGTATTGAAGCCGGCGGATGATGCGCTTGCCGGCGTAGTGGGGGGCGAATGAAACCGATTAAACGCCTGATGTTGTCCGGGGATAGCGTGCCCCTGGTTGATTTTAATCTGGTGTTGGAGTTGAACGGCTGCGGACGCGGGTTTATTACCGCGCAGACGGATACCGATTACACCGGCAAACTGGTGCGCCTGGATGCCGGCTATACGGATAGCATTTTGCGTTGGTTTACGGGATATGTGGAGCGCGCGCAGCCGGCTGATACAGGTTCACAGCGGCTTTTTGTGCGGGAGTTGGCCGGCGTGTTTGAAAGGTTATGGCCGTGTTCCTTCCAGCATCCGACGCTGCGCCAGGTGGCCAAGTGGCTGGAGGAAAACAGCGGGTTAACTGTCGCGTTGCCGGCGCAGGCGGATTACCTGGACAAGCCGATCCCCCATTTCACCCATAGCGGGACGGGTTACCAACTGTTGGCCAATCTGGGGCCGGCGTTCGGGGTGCCTGATTACGTTTGGCAACCGCTGCCGGATGGTGGCGTGTTCCTGGGCAGTTGGGCGCATTCCATGTTTGCCGGCAAGCCGGTAGATATTCCCGCCGAGTTTAGCCAGGCGCGCGCCGGCGGCAACAGCATGACTTTGCCTATGGTGCAAGCCTTGCGGCCTGGTGTAGTGGTCAATGGCCACCGGCTTTCGAGTGTTCGCCTGGAGAATGACGACACCACGATCACCTGGTTGGCCAAAAATCCGTTAACGGGTAAATCAGTGGCCATGACGCCGGCACAGCGCCAGATTGATGCCGCTTACCCGGAACTGTCTGCGGGTTTGCACCTACCCAAATTCGCCAGGGTAGAAGCCCACGCGGAGGGCGTCAGCAGCGGCGAC